GCACAGCAGCGTCGACCGGCTTTGTTTGCCACTGCAAGATCACCTTCCCGCGCGGTGGCTCGACCGGAACGCTGAAGCGATTGCGACGCCACACCAGGTGCTCAGGGGGCGCGGTGAAGCCCGCGCCAATTCCGTCGGTGTCGAAGAGGTTGTCTTCGACAACCAGTCGTTGCGACGGTCCTCCGTACGCGCGAAACGCACCGCGCGATCCCCTGACGCCGACGCACTGATTGCCGGCGACCCGAGTGGTGTCCTCGGCTCCGCCGCAGTTGATGAAAAAGGTCGTCCCACCCTGCCAGCCATCGGGCGGGTTGATCATGAGGTTGCCGACGACCTCGCCACCGACCCAGTCGTAGGCGTGGATCCCGAGCGCTGGCCCGTCGAGCGTGCGTCCCAGCGCGAAGAGCACGTTGTGCGCGACCAGCGGTCGAATGAACCGAGCGGGCAATTCCGTGTTTCCTCCGACGGAGAAACCCACTTCGCCTTCGGCCACGAAGTTGTCCCGTATCACCAGGTGCTCGCCTCGGCCGCCGCCTGGCTCGTCATTGCGGATCTTGATGCCGATCGACGAGGAACGCAGGATCACGTTGCGCTCAACCTGCACTCCGAGCCCGGCGCTCAAATAGAGATTGTGGTTGAACATGTTCGCCCACGCTCCCTCGACGGACTCGGACCAACCGCCGTGATCGAAGACGCTGTCGTGGACCCAGACGCCCAGGCCCGTGGTGTACAGCCCGGACACGTGGCCGCCGCCCGAGTTCCAAGCATCCAAGAACACGCAGCGGTCGAACTCGATCACGTTGCCCGCGTGCGGCGGGCGCTGTTGCATCGCCACGCCCACAAAGCGGAAACGGCAGTCGCGCACCGTGGCGTTCACGCGCATGCCCTCGTCGAAGTTGCCGCCCCATAGTGTGGCTCTTGCCGGCGGCACGAAGTCCGCTAGCGACGGATCATGCGCGCGGCCGTAAAAGTCGATTGACTCGACTGAAGTGTGCTCCCACGGCACGCCCACTCGGCGCACATTCGTCGCGATGAGCATGGGTCGAGGCCCATCGCCGTACGACCCGATCCTAAACGGTTGGTCGGCTGAAAGCCCGGCGAGGAACGGGAACGGCTCATCCCAGGTCCCGCCGCGCTGCAGCAAGATCGAACCGTGCGCCGCTTTGTCTTTGCCCGCTAGCGCCGCCACCGCGCCGGCGATCGTGCGCCAGGGGAGGTTGGGGTCGCCCACGATCGCCGTGTTGTCGTCGCCAGCTGGGGAGACGTAGAGGGTCGGAGCCTGAATCGGCACGGACAGCAATAGTGCGAGCAAAACGGCGTGCATGGGAAGAGACTCGATTCGCTGGGGACACGATAAACGGGACATAGTTGGTGGATCAGGCGCAGGTCAATCCGAAGCTTGGCCAGGGTTCGTCGAGCGTGAGGTACGTCAGGGACCACGGCCCCTTGGCCACAAACTCATCGACCGCCTGCTTCACGCCGCCGAAGAGGTCGTGATAGTCATGACCGGCGATGATTCCGGTCGGCTTGACCTTGCGCGCGAGCAACACCAGCTCGTCGCGCGTGGTCTCGTACTTGTGGTCGCTATCGACGTACGCCCAGTCGAGCGACCCGTCGTCGATCGACCCGAGCCAAAGCTGCGACCAGGTGCGCCGAAAGAGCGCGCGCCGGTCGCCTCGGAACCGCGCAGCGCATTGGCGCATCGCTTCCTCGGCGTCGATCGGAAGGTCGATGCCATCGACGACCAGGTCGCCGCGGCGATAGGGATCGACGAGGTAGAGGCGGGTCGGAGCGCAGATATCGAGCAGACGCGCGGCATTCTTCCCGACATGCACGCCGATCTCCGCACCGATGCCCTCGCGCTCGAAGTGCTGGTACAGGTCCTCGCGGGTGCTTGGGTGGATCATTGGCAGGACTTACAACCTTTGCTCACGCGCGCCTTCGCTCCGCGCGCGATCGGCCGGATCACGTGCCGGCATGCGATACAAAGCACGGGCTTGTGGGCGATCGCGGCGATCAATCTGGCCTGGTCGCTCTCGCTCTCGACAAACAGGCTAATGGAACTTTGAGCGTACACCTGTCCTTTCCAGCGACCGATCGATTGCGAGTCGCCAGCCACTGAATCCGGCCGCATGATCATTCGCTCGCACCTCACTCCGTGGCGATCGAGGAAGGCCTGCGAACTCTCTCGGTGTCGCTCACTGCGCCCCGTGATGATCAGTGGGATGGGCCGGCGTACGGGCAAATAAAGTGGCGCGTGCGGATGCTCGTTGTGGCAGAGCACGCCGTCGAAGTCGAAGCCCGCGCGCTCCGCGTGGCCCGAGTTGAAGAAGTTCCACTCCAAATAATGCCCGCCCCTGAGCACCACGCCGGCGAGGTCAACCCGCGCGGATCCTCGCGGGTGCGCGATGACGGCGGCCGTCGTGATCCGAGCCCCCGGAAAGGCCTGTGCGACCAAGGCACGCGCTCGCGTCATCTGCCCGCCCGAGGCGACCGTATCATCGATCAATGCAACGTGATTGGGCGATTGCGGGCCATCGCTGCCCAGTCTGTACCCACTGCCAACCTGGTGCACCCCGTCAGCGGGCGACACCGCGTACAGAGGCACGTGTCGCTCGGTTGCGATCAGGGTCGCAGGCAGCAGCCCCGAACGGGCGATGCCTACCACGCAGTCGATCGACGATGGCAGGCGCCATGCGAGCGTGCGCGCCTCGGACAGCAGTTGCTCCGTGCTGACGAATGTGTCCGGATCCAGTTCGCGGCCGCTGAGTGCGCGGCGCGTGGCTGACAAGCCAGCGTCGAAGTAAAGCCGGATCGAACGAGGGTCACCCTTTCGCCAGATCCGCGCGCCAAGGGCCGTCACGTCGCGACCATGAGGCGCGCACCACCCGGCGCGATCGCAGGTGCATCCGTCAAGCGCTAGAATGACAGCAGTGTCGCGACGGGTGTTGGGCCGCATGATGCGCAGGTTGAAGCCGAGGGTACAAACGCCAAGGTGATCGGCCAGTTACAGTCAGCGCCGTCGGACTGGAAGGTGGCGACTTGACCGTCCTCGCCTTGAATGACTAGGAGCCAGGTCTTGCCGGACATGCTTAGCCGCGCTCGCACACGGGTGGAGCCGCTTCCGCTCGGCGTTCCGACGAACAGCCACACACATGTGTCGATCCACTGGAACGAGTAGCCACCGTTCATGCCGCCGCATGAAGCTTCGGGGGTCGGCCCAGGGGGCACGCTGAAGCAGCCCAGCCGACCTGGGTCGCCGACCGGATAAGGGCACGGCTCGCCCGAGGCGGTGTAGCAGGGGTCGTCGAACTGACCGCACGGAATGCCCGGCGCTGTGCAGAGATTCTCGACCGTCACGGAGAGGTCGCACTGCGTCACGCAGCAGTCTTCCTGGTCGCAGGTCTCGTCGTTGTCGTTGGGGTCGCAATCCGGACAGCAGGTGCAGCGGTCGGGACTGAGCGTGAGGTCCATGTCGCACGCGGAGCCGTCGACCAACTCCCAGCCCTCGTTGATCCCGCAGCAAACAAACTCATCGATCGGTTTGCGGAAGACCGCGAGGATGCAATCTTCCGGATCCAGCAACGTGACCTGTGCGTGCTCGGACCCGAGAGTGAGCTCGGCGCGGATGCAGTTCTTGCGACCGCTCCAGGTGCAGTTGCCAACCTCGTTCGCCCGATACCCCTCGTTCTCGATAGAAATGAGCTCGGGCATATCTCCGCATGGGGTGCCCGGGCACGTAGAGTCCGAGTAGGGGTTGTCGCGCGGAGTTCCGAGGTTGACGTCCCAGAAGCGCGGCATCTTGGCTGGGTATCCATAGACCGCGCAGGGTGGACAGTCGACTTCGATCAGATACGGTGGTGTCGGGCAGTCGCATGGCCCGAGCTTCGCGTCAACCTTGGCGACGGGGTTGTCAGCGAAGATCAGGCGACCGGTCTCAGGGTTTCGCCAGGCGCTGTAGACCGACGACTGGTCTGCGTCCGTGACCGCATTGATCTCGCAAGCGAGATCGTCGTCGTAAGCGCCTCCCGAAAAATCACCGTCGACCCAGCCATTCGGCTCGACGTGGAGCTGCTGGATCCACGGGTACCGCCCGTACTCATCAGCGTCGCCGGTCAAACGAATCCAGTATGGGATCGCGTACGTGTTGGGCCGTTTGCGCGTCCCATGAGCGCCACCCAGGACGCCGCTTTGCACCCGCTTGATCGTGTCGACCAGCAGTCGAGCGCCGCGACGCGTGAAGATCGGCACGTCAGACGCCCAGGTCGTTGAAGTCGATCGATAGAATCACGTCGAAGTCTCCGAAGATGGGCGTCCCGTCGGGCGGAAGCTTCAGTCCATTCAAGTCCAGCGGCACGGGCTCGGAGACCGGTTGCCCGTCGTCGCCGGTGATCACGCGATACCGAACGCCGGCCTGAGCGGTGACTTTCTCGCGCATGCCCGCGTTGAGGGGCCGCTTGTTCCAGCCATTTGGGTCGATGTGCCACTCACCACGCAGTTTGTAGTACAGGCCAATCACAGTGCTCCAAGCGCGTTGAGCAGTGATCTTGGCCAAATACATCTTGCCGGCGGAGCGACCTTTGAAGGTGGTCGAGTTCTTTTTGTCCGTGTAAGTATCGATCCAGCCCGCGTCGAACGAGGCCTCGGTGACGTTCCACTCAATCACCAAAATCCGACGACTGACGTCACGAGTCACCGGTGGGTCGAACGGATCGCCGGCGGTGTTCACGATCGGTTCGTCGCTGATGTCTCTATCGACGATGACCTCGCGGTCTTCGCTGTCGTAGCTCTCCATCGGGATCGCAAGGGTTGGGTCGTCGCTCGTGACCGCGTCCTCGTTGTCGCCCAGCGGCGAGCCAAACGTGACCGTGCAATGCCAGGTGCGACCGTCATCCGAATCGGACGCGTGCGCGACTTCGATACCGCGGACGATCGCGAAAGGATCAGACTCGTACCAGTCGTCGCTGGGGACTCCGTTCACGTAGGGCTCGCCGCGCGCGAACGGCAGCGCGGCGGCCACCTGGCGCTCGCCGTACTGATCGTTCTCGGCCTCGACCTGGAACACGCGCGTGTAGGTCCTGTTGCCTTGCTCGTCTTCCGAGGCCTTACGCGTGTTGGGCACCTCGCCCTTAAGGACTGGAGCGGCCACCTAGATGATCGGCACCATGTTTGCGGTCGCGACTGCGAGCTGGGTGACGGCGTCGGCGACGGCCTTTTGCCGGTCGAGCTGCGTGCGTGTGTTACGCTCGATCTTTTTCTGCGTCTCGTCCGCGCCTCCCCGCCGAAACGCCAGGATGGTCGATCGCGCTTCTTTTGATCCGAGCTCCATCGCGGCGGCGAATGGCTTTTGATCTTTCGCCTTGTTGGCGTCAACGTCCGCGCTCACCTCGGCGATCTCGGACCAATCCTTCTTGACCGCCGCGGCCGCGTCCTTGGCTTCGAAGGCCTTCACCTGGAGGTTCTCGAAGAAGGCGTTCACGCCGGCGGATGGCGGCTCCTTGGCGAGCTCGCTCTGGAACTTTGCCCATTGGTCGGCACCGAGGCGTTTGAGATCGTCGGCGTATGTTTCCAGGAAGCTGCCGAACTCGACCTTCACCCCGGGGATGAGGTTGATGACTTCCTGCAGTCCCTTGGCGACCCACGCGATGCCTTGTACGACGAATCCCAAGCCCGTCGTGATCACTGATTGAGCGGCGAGAAATCCGAGCTTGACCGAGTGGATCACATCGACGAGGACGCCGAAGGCCTTCGCCACAAAGCCAAGCGCGCCGATCACGAAGTTGCTGCCTTCCCCCTGCGCCTTGAACCAACTGTTCGCCTGACCAACCACTTGCGCGATTGATTCAAACACGGCTGCGAACGCGGGTCCGACAGCGATGGCCAGCTGCTGCCCCACACCTTCCACAGCAACGCCGATCTTGTCCCAAGCGTCCGTCGCCATCGCGACTCGTTCCACATCGACTCGTGAAAACGACACGCCCAAGCGTTCCATTTCGGCTTGCGCCGCTTCGATGCCTGCAGCGCCTTGGGACCATAGAATCCCCAGGTTGGTCCCAGCCTTGCCGAAGAGTTCGACAGCCAGTGCCGAACGCTCGGCGGGGTTCTGGATGCCCTTCAGAGACTCCGCAATCTGCTTGAAGGCCTCCACCCGGTCCATCTGGGCAAGCTTGCCAGCGGATATTCCCAGCCGCGCGAAAACGCCGTCCGATCCTTTGCCTTCGGCTGTCGCCTTGGCCAAGTTGACTCCGAGCTTCAGCATGGCCGCGCTGACCTGCTCAAACTCGACGCCGCCGAGGTGCGCGGCCCATTTCAGCGCGGTCAGGCCTTCCGTCGAGGCGCCCGCTCGGTCGGCCAGGTCGCCGATGGACTCCATCGACTCTGCCGCGGACGCGCGCAGGTTCATTAAGCCGGTAACCGCCGTGGTCACTCCGAGCGCCGCGAGGCCTGCCTTGATGTTGCTCGTCGCGAACGCGGCGAAGCCTGACAACTGCTGCCCCGCGCTGGAGAGTCCCTTGGTGAGACCACCCAGGCCCACGCGCATGCCGATGACAATCGTCCCGACGCGTGCCTCAGCGCCCATCTGAATATCTCACGGGGGCGCATAGAGAGAGCGCAGCCATTTGTTCGGCCGCGCTCTGGGGCTTGGTGCGCTCGCGCTTCATTGTCGGCATATAGTCCTGAGGTCTCACGGACTTGTTACCCCACAACCAGGCGTTGCCGGCCGCGATCACTCCCGCCTGCAACCACGAATCGGGGCGCGGGTGAATGCGCCACAACGCGCGCCATAGCGCGTGTTCAGGAGCACTCATTTCGTCGCCGACATCCGCGAGTGTGCGGCCCCACGCCCAGCAGAGCTGCATGAACCAGACGAGCTCGGGGTTGTCGCGGAGTTTTTTTCAGCGGCCCGATCGTCCTCGGGCCGCATGTGGTTCCACTCCAGCGCGAGCGCGCCAACGAACTCGATCGCCTTGTCGTGCTTCTCGGCGACGATCTCGACCTCGTCATTGGAGAACAGTCGGTTGCCGTGCTCATCGCCCAGTGCAACGCAGGCGACGTCGGAATAGAGCAGCGTGTCGTCTTTGACGCGTCCCTTCAGCCAGATCTTCTCAGCCGCGCTGAACGTGCGGATGTAAACAGGAAATCCCCACACCGGCACGGGGTCGGTCTGGAGCACCGGTCGGTCCGTAACGGAAAGAATTTGATCGCGAATGGTCATTGTTTGCTCGCTAGGATCCCGCGACTCGGTTAACGCTGCCGGTGATTTGGATCGTGAGATCTGCTTCGAGGTTGTTCTCGTCCTCGGCCTCGCTCTCATTCGGCGAGAAGTTCAGCACGTAGCCCTGAAAGCGATCCCGCGCCGGAGTCGTCAGGCCGTCGCCGTCATAACGCACCATCCACCATTCGACGACGGGCGTCTTGACGCGATCGGCGAGCGTGATGTGTCCGGCCAAAGATGGGTCGTACTGGATCCGCAGCGTGACTTCCCCGGAATCGGGAATCTTGCCCGGGCGCGAGGTTTGCGCGGTCGCGCCGAGCACGGTGGTTGGGACCTTCTTGACCTCACCACCTGGTGGCTTGATGGAGAGGATTTGGGCGATCTCCGTGCTCGCCGGATCGGCAGTTCCTCGAAACAGTTTAGTGAGTTCATTCGCGATAACAGACATTCATCACTGCCCTTTCAAAACAGAGATCACGCAGCGTTCTCGCGCACACGGAGCGCACGTAGTTCTGCAAGGATCAAGTCGCCGAGAAGTCGCTCGCACATGCGCCGCGCTTGCTTGCCCGTCTGCAGGAACGATCGGAGCATGAAGCGCGCGGCTTTGTTCTTGATGGTCCCGTACTCGACGAACGCGGCGTAAAACGTCTCACCCTTGTAGTCGCCTTCGCCGATCTGGACGTTGATCCCGAAGCCCTTGCGGCTGCGCTTCGCCGCTCGAACCTTGACCGATGATCGAGTCAATCCGCTGTCGACGGGCACCAGCGCCTTGACGCGCGAGGCCACGATCTTCATGGCCGGCCGCATGGCCTTGCGAATCACCTTGTTCGCCGCGGCTTTCGGCAGCAGCTTGAACGCCCGCTTGACCTGGTTCACGCCCAACACGCGCAGGCTCAGGCCTCCGCCGGCTGTGCGTGCCATCAAGCCACATTCGCGATCGAGCAGAGGTACTTGAACGCATAGTCCACTAGGATCCGTCGAGTCGGTGCGTCGTCCCCACTTGAGGGGTCATCCCCGAGGTCCTGTTCGTCGAGTTGCTTGGACCACTGAATCGTCACGCCCGCGGCCGACCAGCGGCCCCCGTCGAACGCTTCTTCGATCGCTCGCTTGATTTGCACACACTGAGCCAGCGTTGTGGCCCAGCAGTCGAACTGGACTCGAGCGATCCCTTGTCCGTTGCCTCCCGACAGCCAGTGCCCGCGTGGGTTGGCCGAGACAGTGAACGTGATCGTCGGCAGCTGGTCAGACTGCGGCCGCGACAACGGGCGAAGCTTGCTGCCAACGATGGATGTGAGCGATGGGGTCGCCAGCATCCGCGCGACGATCGCCTCGCGGATGTCAGATTCGACCGCAGGCGTCGAACCGGAGGCGCCGAGCAGGAGCAGCAGCGGCATCGATCACACTTCGATGTAGGTCAGGTTGCCGGCGACGGCGACCGCGGCCGAGAGGTTGAGGACGAGAGCCTCGCCGGAGGCGCTCTCCAGGATTCCAATGGGGCAATAGGGCGCACCCACGCCGCCATTCGCGGCGATCGCCATCGCGCCCGTCAGGTCGGTGCCGCTGCCCGTCTTGAACTTCACGCTCACCGCGCCGGCGGCGACCAGCATGAACCTCAGCACGCGAATTTTCTTCGACGCGACCAAAGCTACGATCGTGTTATCGCCGGTCGACGAGGCTGCGATCGAGGCGAACTTAGGCGTCAGCGCGTTGAGGCCGGCCATCATCGCGTCGGTCTGGTGCGCCACCGAGATCGCGTCGGTCGTGCGAACACGCGCCGGCTGCGTGAGCACGTCCACGTCGCCGATGTTGTTGCTACCGGCGGGCAGAGCCGCCGCCAGGCTGACGCTGCCATCCACGGTCAAGCTGCCGCCAGCGTCGCTCACTGGAACTGTGCCGCTGATCGCAACTGTGCCATCCACGGTCAAGCTGCCGCCGCCGTCGTCGATCGTAAGCGTGCCGCCAGCGTCGCTCACGGGAACCGTGCCGCTGATCGCGACCGTGCCGTCCACGGTCAGACTGCCGCCGCCATCCGAGACGGGGACGGTGCCGCTGATCGCGACGGTGCCGTCCACGGTGATTGAGCCCGCGCCATCGTCGATCGACAACGTGCCGCCGGCGTCGCTCACGGGCAACGGCGCGGCGGCGCTCACGTCGGTCGCCGTCTTCGCGTCATCAGTTCCCGACAGCAGCACCAGGGAGACGGGCTGGAGGTGCGCGCTCGCGTCACCCGAGTAACTCACCTCGCGCGTGGCGAGGCGAGTGCCGTTCGGGATCGTCGACGTGGTCGTGGTTGTGACGAGGTTGTCGGCCATGGCTCAGCCCAAGATGAACGGCGGCGGCCCAGCACCGCCGCTCGGTTCGGTGATGTCGTCGAGGTAGAGGGTCATCGGGGGCACCTGCGTGGGCACGTCCGTCCACGCGGAGCCGTCCCAAGTGGACAGCACGGCCCCGCTCCCGAACGGGAACGCGCCGAGGTCAGCGCTGGCGGCGACTTCGATGGCTCGGCCCTGGAAGCTGTGCGACGACACACGCTCGAAGCCGTAGTAATACGTCGTTCCGAAGCTGAGCGTCGGCAGCGTGCCAGCGAAGAAACCCCGGCACAGCCGGATCGCAGTGCTCGACATCACGTCGCTGTCGTGCGAGACCGAGACCAGCTCGGTGCCCGAGGCGTCCCAAATGCCGAGCTTGTATGTGCCTGCGGCGGGGGAATGAAACGCATGCACCATGATCCCGCGCACGCGGAAGGTATCGCCGTATCCAGCGGCGAAAGCGTGCTTGAGCGCGAACCTGTGGCCGTTGGTCGCGAGCGTTGTGGTGGTCAGAGCGACGTACGGGTTCCCGAACGTGTGTGTCGCGTCCCTATACCCGTAGACGGGCTCCGAGTTGGTCTGCTTTGCCCAGGCGCCGGTGTTAATGAGGTGATAGGGCAGGCCGAAATTGGCCGGGTGGGTGGTGCTCGCATTGAGCGTGAAGCTCGCGTTGTTACTCGCGTCGATGGTGCCGGATGAATGCTCGATGACGATCGCGTAGAGCGTGCCGCGCGTGATGGACGCGCCAGAAACCGACACCCAATTGAACGTGCCGTTCGTCCAGCCCAAAGCCGACGGCGAGAACGTCGCGTCGCTGCCCGACGAGACCACGCCGTCGGGCTCGCCGCTCGCGTTCAGCCCTTGGATTGATATGCGGTAGGTCGGCGTGGTGCCCGTGATCACGCCGAGGCGCGTGCCCAGCGCGTTGACGGTCATCGTCTTCCGAGCGCTGAAAACGAACGCGATTTTGTGCGCGGAGTTGTTCAGGACCTGGTTGGTCGCGCCCGACGTGTTATTCGGGTAGAACTCGGCGCTCGGCAGGATGATCGTCGCGTCGGCCATGGATTAGGGCAGAATCGTTTTCTTGGTTGTCGCGAACGACCCGGTGACTTCCAGGTTTTTCAGGGCCTCGGGATTGCTCAGCGTGGGGTCTGACTCCAGGTGCTCTTTGAGCCCGTACTTAAAGGTCAACTCCGCCTCGTCGATCTGGACCTGGCTCTCCAAGGCCTCGACGGATTCGAATTCGAACTGCCTGCCATCAACGAGCGTGACGACGACGGCCCCATTGGGTTGCTTGATGACGGTTTGAAACTTCGCCATGCGACTGCCTTTCCAGGCTTAGGCCTGATCCGGAACCTCGATCACGAAAACAATCAAGTGCGACGCGTCGCCATCGACGTCGCGCGCCGGCTCACTCACGTCGGCTGTGTGCGTGACACCGTTGTTGTCGGTCCAGCGAAACCGCCCCGTAGGCAAGATGGTCCTGGGCCCTCGGAGATCGATCGCGTGCGTGGCGTCAGCCCGGCGTTGGCGAGCGATCTCCCCTTCTCGGCCGGCCAAGACGCGCACTCGCCCCCAGGCCGTCCACTGGTCCGCCCACGTCTTGATGGCTTGACCAAACGTGTCGTTCGCCAGCGTCGCCAGCTCAAAGGTCACGCGATGTCGCAAGTCGCCCGCGGCGATCACTTCAGCGTCACCAGTTTCTCGCGCAACGCGTCGCGTTCGGCGACGTCTTCGGCCGTCGCCAGACCCCACTCACACTTCCGTTGCAGACCCTCGAACCGGGTGAGCATGTCGGGGCCGACCTCGGTGAGGTGCAACGTTCCTTTGATGTCGCCGATTGCGACGTCTTTGGACGGCTTTTTCTTTTTCGTCACTTCCGGATCACCTCATACACTCCTGGCTCAAGGGGCACATTCACTGCGAGCGTGGCGATTGGTTTCGTCGGCGGAGCCGGCGCCGGTACCGCTGTCGAAGTCGGATAGCGCTTAAGGAACTCGACCACGTCGCCGTCCTGCGGCCGCCAGATCGCTGGATTCGCAATTGCGTACATCAGGTCCCTGGGATTCGACGAGTGATCCAGGCCTAGCGCGTGACCGAGCTCGTGTGCGATCACAGCCCGCAGCCAGGTGGGCGTCCAGTTCTCGTTCGTGTCGTAAAGCTGATTGAGCGACGTGTTCGCATGAGCGTTGCACGGAAGTTCCGACCAGGCGAGCACGGCACCCGGTCCGTCGATCTTGCCCGCGCGCATCACGATGTTTGCGCGGGCGCGATCCGCCGAATAACGCCACTCAATGCCGCACACGTCCGACCAGGCGGTCAGCGCGTCGGCAATCGCCTCCTCGACAACGCTAGCCGAGTGATGCAGTCCAACCAGCTGGGGTGAGACAGTCACAACGGGGCTTGGCCATCTGCAAAGCGACGCGCCGGAACGGCGGACGTCGGCACAGCCGCAACGCGGCCGCATCGCGTGCTCGATCACGCCGTCGGTGTCGATGGCGAGACCAAAGAACTTGGCGTAACGCGCGAGCGCATCTTTCACGGCCTGGTCGTCGAGGATCGCGTCGAGGGCCAGCCAGCCAAAGCGGATCAGTCGCGCGATCAAGAGGACGTTCATGCACTCCCGCTTTCTGTTGGTTCGCTCAAGAAGCGGAGCCGAAACTGACGCTCTTCGCACCGTGAACATGTGCGTAGCTCGGGTCGTTCCGAGGGCCCTCGGTCTGGTCGGTTCCGCACCGAGGAAATCGCGCCGCAAGAGGGACACACAACGGTGTGAAACAGCGGCTCGCAGATGTGGGGCTTAGGCATAGTGGCCCCAGTCCTCGCATCCGAGGAGCGCGTCAACGCCCATTGGGATGCTCTCGATCGTAGCGCACAGGGCCTCCTCGCGATACTTGTAGAGGTGGCCGACGATCAAGAAGATCGCGGCCTTCGTGGCTGACGGAATCGCCGAGGCCTCGCCATAGCCGGCCGTGAATCGGACCGTCACCGCATCGGGCTGGCGACGCGTCGACGGCCAGGTCATACCGTAAGCCGGCACGACGAAGCCAGGGTTGCCAGGCACGACCTGGTAGTTCGACGAGGACAGGGCCTGCGTGTTGCCGGCGAGGTCCACGTAATTGATCGAGACGATCGATTGCAGCGGCGGAAGCGGGATCCCGATCGGGGCTCGGCCAACCAGAGTGTTCTCAACCGTGATCGGCCAGGCCGCGGGGAACTTGTCGAGCTTCAGATCCCACGTCTGGGTGACGAGCGCGCGCTTCTGTTTGGCCTCGGCCTTCTGGCGCGCGGCCACGATCAAGCGCGTAAGAAGCGTGTCGTCATCATCGAGATCAACACGACAATGAAGCTTAGCCTCGGCCAACGACACCGGTTCCTCGGCCGGAGGAGTGACTAGGGCGAGTCGCACGCTTTGGGCTTCGGCTTAAGCTCTTCCCGCAGGATCACGAAGTTGTGCGGGTCGTCGTCGAAGATCAGCTTGCAGCCGTCGCTGCGAATGCGCTGCACGCGCACACGCAGGGTGTCTCCGCTCCGGTGCTTGATCTCCGTCCACTGCCCTTCGCGCCGGCCGAGAACCAACACCTC